GGTACAGTCGCTTGGCTAGTTCCAAGAACAAAAATGTTATTGACAGTATCCCTATATATCTGCACATTGCCGTTAGTAATAAGCACATACTCATCAAAGTCGGCAACCTCATACTGATCCCCTATACCGTATTGAGCCTTGCCTATTTCAAATAACAAATCTGCAGACCCGTCTACGATCTGATAGAACTTATCAACTTCAAAAATTCTTACAATTAAGAATTCATACTTTTTCGTTACGATTCTCTGTGGAAAAGGCCACTCATGATCTACGCCAGAATAAAGCTCACTTATTCCTTCGAAACTCTCTAGTCCTGTCGTATGTGCTCTAGCATTAAAGCACTCTGTAAGAAGGATGTTATTTCTAACATTCCGCTCATCAGGCCTTAAACCTGTTATTAGTTCTTGATTAAGCGTAAGTTCAAATTCTCTCATCACTATTCCTCAGAGATAAAATTTTCTTGTAATTCATCCAACGCATCAATGGCCAAATTCTCAACTATGCTTGCATTATTATTAGGTGCCCAAGCAAAAGCTGCCCAAATCTCTTCAACTGCCTGTTCTTCATTATCAGAAGAAAATGAAATCTCAACTCGATCTCCGGCACTGACACTTAAATCTAACTTCTGAGAATATGCTCCAGTTGAGTTTTTATACTCTTGCGAGGAAGTTACACCATTTTGAACAAGCTTAATTGTGACTATTAGATTAGTTCTACTTGGCATATTATCAACTGCAGCAACTATATCTGTTATTGTCCCTGCTACTGGAAACATACAACGAATCTTCTCATCAGAACTAGTCGAACTGATAAATTCAGTCAAAGGTATCGCCGGCGTAACTACTGCTATAGTTTTTCTACTTCTTCGAATTAGTCTCTGAAGAAATCTATCTGCTTGAACTAATTGTTTCTCAACTGTGTCTGCTGTTAGTATATTCATCTTAGCCCTCCATCTGACTAACTTCGGCTATTTCCTCTTCAATTAAGTCCATTGCTATTCCTGTTACTTCATTAGTAATAGCAGCTTCCCAATCATTTACGCCAGTAGTATTTCGATTAAATATCTCAACTTCTCTTAACGCGCCCATAATCAGTACATTAGGATTAACCTGTGACCAGTAACTAATATCTTCATCCGAAACCAAAGGATTGGAATAATAATACCCAACTACTTCGATATACAAATCTTCGGATGTCGGCGGAAGAACAGCAATAGCATTATAACTCATATCATTAGTTACAAGTATTTCTGCGGCTCCACAAAGAGCATCCATATCGCCAGCATTTATTTTATCAATACTTGGTGCGCTTCGGATATGAAGAGGAGTATAATAAAGTGACGCTCCAGAATCTATAGCTGGAAATACAGAATTATAACTATTCCTTATCACATCCCAGTCACGTTTAAAGATTTGAGTTCTGCCACCATCAGTTATATTACTAGCCCAGACACTTTTAATAGCTCGGCACTCCGGTATAGTAACGGCAAACTTCCCACTTTCTAGTTTAGAAAACTTCGTCGCCCAACTCTTTTGATTAGTTTCTCTTCGATCCAGATACTTTTGGCCAGCATTTATAAAGAAATCTGCACCATTATCAGATCCATCAGAATTGACTAAATCAAACCTTCCACTTAGTTTTCTAAACTGTTGTCGTACCTGGATTAAATTCATATTTCCTCCCTTAACCAAAATTTTTGTTTAAGGGGCTAAACACAATGCCTAGCCCCTTTCTGAGTTTACTAGTGGAAGGAGTCTAATTAACTCAGATCATTATCAACACCAACACCATTGAGGATCATGAAAGTGTCTGGATGCCAGAACTCAACACCCATCTCAGTGATGTACTCTTCTTTCAATCCATCAATCGCATTGAATCCACCTTTGCCTTTGTTTGGATCTTCCATATACTTGGTATCATCAATGTAACGATACCTTATATTCTTAGGCTCAAACAAGAACATAGTATTTCTAGTTGTGGCATCATAGCTAAAAAGAGGGTGAGTCTTCATAACGATTGTACCAAAAGGTGTGATCCAATTCTGCACCTTAAGACCGAAAGAAGTAGTCTCAGGAGTGATGTTAATCTGGCCGCTATTCTTAGCCAAGCGATTAAGACCCTGAAGAGCTCCACTACCAATAAAAGCCATAGGCTCGTCAGCATATCTGAACAGCTGCTCAAGAAATGAATCAAACCAAGTCTCTCCACTTGCAAGCCAAGTATCACCAGAATAATCAGTGTTAAGAGAGAAATCATTTACATTAGCTGCAACATTAGTAAGTGTAAACTCTCTCATACCCTGAGTAGTTCTTTCTGGCTTACCATTAGAACCGGTGGACTCAGTTCTGATTCCCCAAAGAAGAGCCATTTCCATCTCAATAGAATGCATCTCAAGGGCTTCCATCTTAGCTTCCTGGTAAGCCTCTTTGGTTCTCAGCTTAGTCTTCTTAGCTGTTCTGGTAATCTCAAGAGGAGTCCTGAAGATCTGAGTGTAGTTATAGAACTTTGTTGGATCAAAGGTCACACTCTCAGGAACTTCACTACCCTCAGCATTGATATTACCTATAACAATTAGAGTATCACAATCACTTAGATCAGTAGATGCTCCATTGTCGTCAGCTTCAAGCAGGGAAACGGCAAGATAAGAACTCGCACCATTAACTACTCGATCAATTACCTTAGCATTCACATCAACGTCAAAGTGACTGGCGTCCCTAAGAAGTATCTGATGCCCAGGTCTTATCTGCTCGGCCAGCGCAGCAGCGATCTTTACATACAACATAGTACCGACAACACCACCAGAAGTGTATGCAGTAGCTAATGCTACATCGGTATAAATGTTAGTCACAGTACCATTAACGGTACCTACTTTCTTTGTCCACCAGTTAAACTCTGGGTCATCTGTGCTTTCATTCTTCATCAAAGCAAGAAGAGCTGTCAGTGGAGCCTTACCATTAGGATAGAGCCTAAGAATCTGCTCTCTCCAATTTTTAGGTCTCTGATCAGTTACAAAATCACCAGTTCCACGTAGTCCAAGAAATCCTATATCAGGCATTGTTTATTCTCCAAATTATCTAAAGGTTAATTAATAGTTAAGCTATTAGCTTAAGCCGTTGTTGGTGCAGCAGTAGTACCTGTATGAGTAGCAAGATCACTGATCTCAACCCAAGTCATACCATCAGAATAGAACAAGAGCTTATCCCCAGGTCCATTCATAGTAAAATCGCCATTCCAATATTCGGAATCATTGGCTTTGTCTTCTACTGTAACAGTATTTGTAGCGTCACCATCTCTACATAAGATAGAGAAAAACATTCCTCTAGCTGAAGCTACACTCGGAAGTGTTATTGTCAGCGCACCTGTTGCAGGACTTGCACTAACTCTCACTACCTGATCCCTAACAGTCATAGCTAGATTAGCTGTAACTATCTGGACCTTATCTACTACCGTATCATTCCCTATAAACTTTCTTTCAAGTGTCATCTTTAATCCTCCTATTAGGATTGGTTAGGTCTAAGCAAATTCCAGCATATCAGCTAACTGCTGGTCAAGCTCAGAGAGTTGTGGTTTAGCTTTCTTTTTCACCTTACCGCCCTTACTGCTGCCTTTTGCGAAGGCAGGTTTCTTTTTAGAACCTTTATCTTGTACGACCTTTTTTAATGCTAACTTCTTCCTAGCTGCTGTCTCCACTTTAAGAAGTAACTCATTAATAGTTATCTCCGGATTCTCACTCAGAACATTCTCAGCTACAGTAGCAATAGTTTTCTTATGCTTAGCCAAATCAGGATTGTCCGTATAGAACTTATCTGTCGATTTTTGAAGTGCTACTTGCTGAGCTACAGAATTCTTAACTACATTAGGAATAGCTCTTAGCACCTGCTCAGTAGTCTGGCTGACCGCTCTAGTAACGCTCTCTTTAAACACTTTATTCAATGACTTATTGAATTCTTTTGGGTCACTAAGCGCGTCTTCAAAATCAGTCTCAGCCATAAAATCAACATCTTCGATCTCACCAACTTCAAGAGTAGTATTCTCCTCCTCTTCTGGATTTTCTTTCGCTTCTAATTGCTCGCGCATTTCAGCAAGCTCATTTCTAAGAAGCTCTACCTCACTGAGTTCATCTTCTTCTCCTTCTTCCTCAGCTTCTTCACTATCTTCGTCTCCCTCTTCATCTCCAGAGTCGCTATCTTCTCCTTGTGATTCTCCATCATCTTCTTCGCCTTCGTCTGTCCCTTCTGAATCGTCCACATCACCGCTTGCATCACTAGATTCCTCAGAATCATTTGAAGTAGAATCGGCATCCTCATTCCCTCCTTCGGAACTATCAGTTGATTCATCGCCTAACATTCCCAACATGTCACCTATCTGACTTTCCATACTGCTAGTTGTTTCATCTGGCATTAGTTATTCTCCTTCCAAAATAGCCCTTAAACAAAATTTTTGCTTAAGGAATTAAAATTTACCTGGCACTTGTATTTCTGTACAATTCTTGCCAGTACCCATTATTAGTTGCCCCGTCACCATCTACATTAACCATAGCGATAATATCATTTTCAGCATTGCCGAAGCTAGTAGCTACCGCAGGTTGATTAAGAAAGAACGTGCCATTAGCTTTAGTAGCTGAATTATCAAATGCTATATCAGTATCGCCAAGAACAAATATCTTAATCTGTCCTTTAGAGCCGCCGGTTAAACTAGCTAAATCACTAGCACCGTCTCCTGTGATATTAATTACTTCTATTGGCACAGCCGAAAGATGTGTTGGAATATCAATTGAAGTTGTTCCAGCACTCAGATTTAAAGTTGTCTGCACACTAATAGCTCCAAGTGTGGCAATAGCAGCTTCAAGTGAATTAACGGCTGTCCTAGTTTCGCGCTGATATCCAGCTAACTCACTAACCAGATTTCCAGTATCGCTTGGTTTGCTTACATCAAGAGTCATCTTCTTCATCCTCCATAGATTCTAAAAGTTCCATCATAATATTAGGTAACAACATCATATACTTAATAGCTTCTACTCTGCCTTGAATCCTGCCTAAATGAAGCAGATCATTAGCTGATCCATACTCAGATTCAGCTTCTTTCTGCCACCTTCTAAGCTCTCTTCGCATATCAATACCAAGTGAGCCATTAATAAAAGCCCTAAGTTGGCTTCTCGAACTTATTACTTTAGTTCTCATTATACCACCTGATTAGCAGGAACAATAGAGCCTTCTGCTACCTTCTGCTGAATAGTTGAATCTGGGACCATCTCAGGCTGAATACTGAGTCTTCGATCAAAGTCATCTACATTCTTTGCTCCACTTTGAATAGCGATATACTTAAACAACCGCACCATATCAAATTGGGCCATAAGTTCAGGACTTTTACTTATAGTTTCAAACATACCTGACCAAGTTTGGGCATTAAAATTACCACCTGGAACACTACCATCTCTTGGCATCACATCATAATCAACTAATAAGTCAAAAGGTGTAGCCTTAACTCTGCTCTCAGCATCAACACCGAACTTAGTCAAAAGCGTCTCTTGCCAACGACCTGTAGTTTTCACATAAACATCTTCGGTCATCAGCTGCTTAGTATGACTAGCAAACATGTAACCAATATCTTGCATAGCTTGAAGCCCAATCACTCTTGCCATGCGCTCCATCCTACTAACTCCGCCAGCCTGTGTACCTTGAAATTCAGCTGCAGTTAATCTATCCGGTCCGCCACTTCTAAGGCTTCCCATACTAGCCCCATCAACTCCCATGATCTTTTCCATCCAGCTTGTCATGTAAGTTGAATCAGCCATATTGCCTCTAGTTATGTCATTCACATTAAGTTGTTGAACGGCATTAGTAACACCTCTACCCCAAGCAGGTCGACGCATTCTAATTAGTTTTCCTGGCTGTGGATCTTTTAAATCATTAATATTAATCAAGTATGGATCAACAACTAACATATCATTGATAGCTTTTCTTACATTAGTGATATGAGAATTGAATAGCCAATCAAGCGTACTTTGCAATCCATAAATAATCTCCATTCGGCTGACAGGCAAAGCTGAGTAACCATCAAACTCACTTGCAGCTACAGCAACAGGAAATAAATTATGATCAAAGTTAGCCGGACCAGCAGCAATTATTATATCATCTCCTGCTAGTTGAAAGTACCACCTCTCAGGAACTTCCTTATCTCCAAGTCCCCATTCAGCCGGGATTAAGTGTACATACATGTGAATAACATCTACTCGATTTGTTGTCCCACTAGCTGTTTCTTTTGCTACATTATTAGTAGTTTTTAATTCTCGATTAGAATTATCTTCAGCATATTGACTAGTTGCATCATTCAGTGCTCGAAGATATCTAACATTAAACATTGTTTCGTTGTTATTTTCATCAACGAGTAAGTTCATATAATTGTCTCTAACTACCCAACCTACAAACTCACCATTTTGGGCTTCTTGTACAGGCACATTAGGATCTGGTAGATAAGAATAAACATCTACATTCTGTAGCGCATTACCTTCAAACAATACCGCATCTACGCTTCTCCTGCTCTGGCCAGTTTCAATTGTTTGCCCACCAGCTACATAATCATAATCAGTAACTTTTTGTGTTTGAGTTCCATATTTGATATCCCAAGTAGGATGAACCACACCAAGTCCATAAGCAATGTTATCTCTGAACATGGTGTGAAGATTCAACCCGACCTTTGACTTTTCCGTATGAAATTGAATCACTCTCTCCAAAAGTGCCGCTCCAACTGTATCTTCTGGACTTTGGCCTTCATATCTAAACATCGGATACTGAAGAAAAGCATTCATCAAATAAGTTAAAGTTGTTTCCATCATGGCATAAGAATAGGGAAACAGAATCGAAGTAGGTTTGCGCGGATCACCTTCTTTAACTGCTTTCTCAGCTTCGTCAACTGGAATATAAGCAGTTAATACCTCATCAATCTTATTCCAGCTATCATATCTTTGACTCATAATATCATGTGAATCGCTAGCTCGGTGTAAAATTTCATCTACTAACTTATTATGAATCTCACTACCTGGTTTTAGATCGATCCCTTCTGGATAGCTCTCCGAATAATCAGCATCAATCGAGCTGATATCTACTGAGTTTCCGCTAGTTCTATTTCCCTGAATCACTTTTGGCATAATTAATTACTCCTTAAACAAAAGTTTTGGTTAAGGAGTATTTCAACTCCCGTTAAATCTCTTAAATGTGTTTCCTGACTATTATATATGCATATATTAATTTAGATCCCCATAAGATACAAATGTTGGATCAGTTGTTGAAACAGTTACATTTGAATTCGTACTAGAGGCATTGGCATCAAGAATAAGAACTGTCGTCCCTGATTTTGCCAATATACGGGGGCTCCCTGCAAAACCTGCGCTTACTGTCAAATATTCGCCCACATAAAAATCAGAATTGTCTGTCATATCGCTTATGGTGTCACTTCCTGAAACAGTGCCTCCAGTGCTGTCAGTTGCTGCGCTGAAAGTACCTGATGATGTACAGATCCATCCTACAGGCTGGGTCGAAGTTGGGGAAATATCTATAACTTTATCAGAAACAGACCACACGCCATCTGTTGGTGCTGCGCTGAATATCCAATCCTGGTCACCCTTGTTTTCATAAAAAGGTGTCGCCCCCTGGAATATACACGGCTGTCCTACGACTAATTGAGATCCATTGGTGCCCAGTGTTATAGAGACAGTCAACTCATCAGCATCATTATCAGCGTAGCATGTGGCCGATTTCCATGCCCATATAGTTCTATTAGGAAACGTTGTTTCGGCTGATTCAGATGACGCTCCAGATGCGTCTATATATAATGTATTATTTGTTGAAGGTGTAACTATCCCTTTAACTGGTACAGTGACAGTTATAAATGTGTTTTTATAATTGTCAGGGATAGGTATCTTCCTTGTAAGTAGGCACTGACCCGTGCCTCTAGTCATCATAGCTGTGGGCATGCCTGCATAGTCTTCGCCTGCCCTTTCTATAGTAGAGCCACCTGCCGTTCCTATTGTCCACCCTCCATAGGGTAGGCGGTCAGTAATAATGTTAGAATCTACAAATGGTGCAAAAATAGGATCTATCAGACTATTATTATAATCAACCCAATTAGGACTAATATTATAAATCTGGTTGGACAATAAACCGCTATCATCAGGATAAGAGAAATGCTCCCTCCAAAAGCCATTCCTGATAACTGAATGCTCGACTACGCCCCCGGGCAGATCGGCATCAAGGAATAAATACCCATTAGGTGACAAATTAGCTAGAGCATCATTATTAAGCATACAATCCATAATCCTGAGTCCTCTGGCGAATTTAACCCTTATAGGAGTATAGCTTGTTGATTGATCAAATCCTGGATTATAACCGTTGATATATGCGTTCTGAATGGTCAGTGCCTTGGTATATGTATTTGAACCTACGTAAATATCACATTCTTTGTTGAACTCAAAATACCCCCCATCTATTAAATCGGCCCCAGTAGAAAACCCTGAGAATTGGATTCCAATTCCACAGTCCTCATACGTATTTCCGAGATAAACATTTCCCGCTGTCGAACCCTGTAAGAAAACACCTACTCCATCTATATTAACAAAAGAGGAATTTTTAATAACGTTGCCATTAAATATACTTCCAGATCCGTCACCTGTAACAAGACCATGTCCCTCCATAGGCCCAATGTGTACATTGTCCCAACTCGATACAATAGCACTTGTTGTTTTAATCCCATATGCTGAGACCGAACTTGAGGGATTAACCAAGGAATCTATCATAACATTGTCGAAATTAAGATACTGGCACCTAGTGGCATCTATACCGCCGGAAGCTAGGTCAGTCCCTCTCAATGTAAAATCAGCTATTGTGCGATAAGGGCCGACATTGTAGTTTGTTGCCCCATCAATATACCCACCAAGAGAAATCATAGTCTGACCTTCAATACCAGTAGCACCATAAAGCCTTGTACCTCTTTTATCCTCCCCTCTAATAGAGTTTATTTGCCAAGAGTTTTGAAAAAAAGTAACACCACTATCCATGGCCCATCCTTCTAAATTGCCTATATCAGCGTTTCCGAACTGCGGTAGACTTATATTGTTGGTCATATGTCCTGGGTATTTTGTGGTAAAACTATCCGCAGCCGCCTGAAATCCTGCGCTTGTTGCTCCCCACCATCCGACCTCGACACTATTATTTGAATATACGAATTGTATATTGGAGCCATCAGCAAAAATCTGTTGATATTTATTAGCTTGTATTTGACTAGAATGAGTAAAGAAAAAGCTAACCCCACTTGCTGGAGTAGCCAGTTTGGCTCCTGGCTCGAATTTAAGAGTAATATTCTCTGGTGCTGTATCAGGCGTTAAAAATATATAAGGTGTAGTAACACCTCCACTATTATTATCTAATATAAATATAGATTCAATACTGCCAACTAAATCAGCATAATATGCATAGTTTCTATTTATCGTATCAATAGTTCCTTGATCACTTGAACGATAATCTATATAATAAATACCTCCACGATATATTGTAGATACTGCTTCAGAAGATGGCAGTAAATTTACTGTCGAACTCCAAATAGATTTATAGTAAACAATATCATTAAAAACTGCTGTGCCTGTCCCACCAAAGATCACATACTCACCAGCATCTACTGTGTCTAAGTTACTTAAAGTTGTTCCTGAACTAATATTAATCAACGCTCCTTCACTTTCCCACATCAATGATACATCATCACCAATTGCTCGATCATATATTAAAGTATCAGTTTCAGCGATCACTAGCGTTACTTTATCATCATAAGTTTCTAATATCGCCTCATCAAGATCTTCGAACCAGCTAGATCTAACTACCGCACCATCAGCAAAGTCAACATTACCTGTACCATAAAATAGCTGACTATCTCCAGCATCGATATTCAGATCTTCAATCAATAATGTAGTAGCTACCTGAACTGTGATAGCTGCACCTCGCATAGCTCTAACATGTGTGGTTGAAGGAATAGTTAGATTAGCTGTAGTTGATTCACTTCCAGCAATAACTAAATCCCTGACATCAGATCCAATCGCAGTCACAGCTGCTGCTAGATCTAACTTAGCTCTCGAATCAAGCCAAAATGCGTCGGGGCTGGTTAAGATTATATCAGGGGCATACTGAGCATTAGCTCCAAAACTAACACCAACTAAAGTCAACCAAGTTAAAATCGCCATTAAAACTATTTTCGCTTTCATAAATTACTCCTTGAACAAAATTTTTGGTTAAGGGTTATTAGCTAACAACCGATTCACTATCATTATAATATAAATGAAGTCCATCACTCTCCATCCATACCATGCCATTCACTAAGTTGCTTGGTGCTGCTGCAATATATGGGAGCTGAACAATACCATCGCCCCTAATCAGCATATCAGCGGCTCTTGACTCTGAAATAGTAAAATAATTCTCAACTGGCAGTGTCGGGATAGCCCCT